TCCATTATTAGAGCAGGCCAGAAATAAAAGAAACAATAAACTTAATATGGAATTGGCGCGGAAAATAAGAAGCGAATACCCCGAAATGTCTCAATCAGAATTAGCTAAAAAATATAATATTTCTAAATCTAATGTTAGAAATGTTGTAATTAATAAAACATGGAGAGAAGATGCCGGTTGAGCCTCTTGAAATCTTCGCTTATTTCAATAAGCAGCGCTTTACACAATTTGGTAGTGGCGATCTAGCCAATTGGTATGGCGTTATTGCGCCTGACACAAAGAAAACCCAAGCTCTCTATCCCTGCATGGGCCGCAAACATATTACGTATTTCGGACAAAATAAGCTGATATTTACGACTGAGCCTAGCCAGATATTCAAGACCATAAATTATGCTTATTTCATTGTAGGCACCCAGGTAATACAGGTTGACCAATTCTACAATGAAATCATTATAGGTAGCGTTCCATTTGGAAGTGTAAATTGGTTCACCTATATAGCCGTTCAAAATGTTGTTTATGCTGTTTTAACCGCTTATGTTGGCCAAAATTCAGCAATGAATGCCATGTATTTGATAACGGAAACGCCTGGTAGCCCGCCAACAGTAACAATGACGCAGATTGTTGACGCGAGCGCGCCACGCAACCCATTATATTTGGCCACTTTTGGAGGCAGTATCGTTGTCAGCGATGCTAATACGCCTAATTTCTATGTGAGCGAGCCTTATCTTGGTGGCAATCCACCAAGCGCAACGCCTTTCACTGTTGATGGCGCGCCTTTACTTGCTACGGCTTCGGGCGTTATTCAACAAATGTGTACACTACATAATCAGTTGTACATTTTTAATAACTTTACCTGTGATATTTGGTCCAATATTCCTACGCAGACTATCATTGCGGGAGCGCCTACATTTTTCCCATTTAAATTGAATAGTTCATATAATTGGGATTATGGGATGGCCGATCCCTTCAGTCTTGATGTCGATTTTGGTCGTATGTCATGGCTAGCCAGAAATACTAGCGGCCTTGTTACATTTATGGCGTCCAATGGGCAGCAACCTCAAGATATATCTACGCAGGCTATTAACGTGTTGCTTCAAAACTCTTCTGGAATTTCAGATGTTAACCCATTCCTGGCTGGACAAGTGGATGGGTTTTTATATCAATATGAAAACACGGTATTTTATAGAGCGTCTGCAGGCACTTATTTAGGCGCTGAAGAATTAGACGTTGCAGATAATGCGATAGCAATTGAATTTAATTTCGATACACAACGCTGGGGTAGAGTAATAGAGCTAAACGGAGAGCGCAATCGTATTCAAAAGCACGTATTCTTTAATAATGTACATTTGGTAACTGTGCAAGGCGATCCAGCTGTTTATGAAATGGCAGGAAATATTTATTATAATGAGACAATAACACCTAACGCTCTCCCAGGCTCGCCAAATCAATTTACCAAATATCCTATGCGATACGAGCTCACCACTCAACAGATTTTTGAGCCTGATTATTCGGAATTTATTACTGATTATGTAGAGATAGATTTCGTATTTGGCGATCAATCTTTTTATAAGTTCAACGGGCCGTTTCAAAATACAGTATTTATCATAGATGAGAATCAAGGGCCTGATGGTGAGCCTATCTTTATGATAGATGAAGCAGCCGATCAAGATGGGCAACCGATATTTATTATCGCTGAAAACGGTAATACGCCTGGTTTTGATGATATGTTTTATTACCAACTTTTTAAACCCAATATTGGCCTATATTCATCTGATGATGGCGGTGTAACATTTGACTATCATGATAATTTAGAATTTTCTCAGCTTGGTCAGTATCGTTGGCGTATGCGATGGTATGAAATGGGAACATCGAGAAATAGGTGCTATAACCTGGTTTGCATTAGCTCAGCGCCAATAGTTATTTTAGGTGCTGTCCAAGATAGACGTAGAGCTAGCGGGGGCGCAAATTAATGCCGATTGTATTCATAGATAGAATTGATGCTGCGCCGCTTGATAATGATGAATTTTCTTATCCATTTAATGCATGGTGTGCAAATACCGTCGATACTTTAAATGAGATTGCTGAGAATATACAAAATCAATTAAATGGTTTTGGAACAGCTACATTTATAACGCCATTGACTACGGCTCAGGTAAACGCTTTGATTGCTATGAATGCTTTGCCAGTATTGCCCGTGGGCTCATTGTGGTATGACTTAACCATTAACAAATTAAGAGTTTTAACAACTTCAGCGGTATCAGGCGTTTCAAATGGTGTAACTGAAGTTGTAACAAGTGTGTAAGGATTATTATGAGTTTATTTAATATGTTTAAAAGCTTTCTTAGCCCAGAAAAGGGTTATCAAAAGGGGCAAGATCAATTAAACAAATATTATGATCAATCCCAAGGATATATCCAACCATACAACACTAATGGTCAAGAAGCTTATGGTCATTTAAATACTGCTATGCAGAATCTTTTGAATCCATCAAAACTATACGATCAGTTCTTAAATGATTATCAACAAAGTGCCGCTTCAAAATACGCTCAAGAACGTGCCATGAACCAAGGAAACTGGGCGGCGCAATCCATGGGTTTGGGTGGTTCGACTCCCGCTATACAAGCGATTCAACAAGGAACAAATGAGATAGGCGCTCAAGACCAACAAAACTATATGAAGCAAATGATCGATCAATATATCCAAGGTGCTGGATTAGCCCAAGGAATTTATGGACAAGGAGCCCAAGCTGGAAACATGATGAGCCAAAATGCTAATAATATGGGCACTAATAGCGCTGAGATGGCTTTTGGCCAGCAAAATGCACCTGGTCAAATGTTTGGCAATCTATTAGGTACTGCTGCCAACCTAGGCGGGGCATATATGGGCATGAAAGGTATGAATAACATGACAAACGCCTGGAAAACCAAGGGTGGTAATGGCGCAATGCCTGCGTATATGGGCGGCAGTGGATATAGTGCAGGCGGTTACTAATGACTAGGATCCCATTACCAGGTCAAGGTGGAGAAGCTCTACAGCGAGGCGTTGAAAGCGGTACGAATCTATGGCAGCAGCTATTAGGCCAGGGCGTTAATCTTGGAAGAATGCATCAACAAGGGCAACAGTTTGATGAGAATAAAGCTTATCAATATAAAGCCCTTGAGCAGCAAATAATGCAACATGCACAACAGCAGGCACTTCGCGAACAAGCGGAAGCCAGAAAAGCTGAGGAATTTGAGCTTAAAAAGGAAAAACACCCACACGAGATCGCTTTACTGAAGGGCGGCGGTCGCCAAAGAGTTACGGCTGCCATTCAAGAGGCTGACGCGCTTTTCAATGGTGATAGAGATGATCCGAGATGGTCGCAATATGTTTTTAATAAAAACAAACAGTTCATGCCAAGCGAAAAGCAAACAGCGCAAGATGAGAAATTAATGTCTTCCCCAGAATGGGAAAAAATGGCACCGCATCTTGAAAATGCAGTTGATATGAATGCTCTACCGGTTGCTTCTCAACAATTTTATAGAAAGCAAATGAATGAAGAACTTGCGCAGATTGACAAAGGAAAGCAGGTAAAACATTCCATAGATCAAGCAAGAGAGATTGTTAAAGATAATCCTGATCTATACAGGAAAGCTATAAATATTATCTCCAATCCAGATGCTACACCAGGAATGATTGAAAAATCATTAGTAGCAATTATGCCTAAAAAAGATGCAGAAGCATTTGCGGGGTTAGGCAAACTTTATGCTGATATTTTGACCAAGCAAGCACAGCTCAACAATATGTCTAGAAGTGTTTATGCGTTAAAACTTCAACAACAAGCCAAAGCGCAGGTTAAAAATCCTGACGAGGTTAATGAGCAAATATTTAAGAATATTGAAAGAGAAATAGCACCTTCATTAGATAGAGAAAAAGCAATTCTCTATGCGATGAAACATAATCAATATTTACCATTTACAAAGAAATATGATCTAGGGGAAGGGCTGGAACCAAATCAGCTTCCAAAAG